TACCGACTTCTTACTAAACAAAATACCGCTATCTTCTTTTTCTTGGATCTCTTTCTTCGCAAAAAGAACCTCAGATTCAACATCAAGCCCCCTCTCAACGCCTTTTACCTCTGCTTTGGGGGGTATTTTAGCCTGTTCAGGAGTTTCCTTTCTAATTTCAGGCTGTTCTGGCCTCTCACCAATCTGCACACCAGACTCAAGAAACCCGGCCATAAGATTATCACGAAAACGGGCCTCTTTCGCGTCAAGCTCTCGGCCTCGCGCTTTCAGGTTGGCGGTTATCTTCTTCTCAAATGGTTTTAGCTGTGGATGCTGCTCAAAGAACTCAGGCATTTCGTCAAGCATGGAACGCACGTTGTCGGGTTCGGCTACCTCTGATATTCCGGCTAATATGGTGTCGGCTTGCTGGCGTGATTCTGGGGTTTCTGTTGGTTCTGTAGCTGCTGGGGTCTCGGCAATAGGTTCCGTCGGCTGTGGGCGCATTTCAACGCTCATGTCAGGCTTTACCGTTGCGTCTTGGGCTTGTTGCTCTGCGTCCTGCCATTCAGCTTTCTTGTTATCGTAAAGCTGCTGCTCGTAAACCTTCTTGGCTGGCACGCTTTTCCACGCTTCGATCATTGCGTCAGCAGATGAATAGCCCTGTTCACCGGCAAACTCGTCAACATCCACTTTGCCTTTGTGCTGAAAGATTCCTGGGTAGTTTATGTCAGACAATGTGTGGTTGTCGGTCGTATGGTTTACCAACTGCCTCAACACCTCGAACCGGCTCAGGCAACGCTTTAGGCTCAGTCTTCCGCAAGTTCTCTGCGGCTTCCTGCTCAAACTTTGTCCGGGTAGTGTCGGCCACATCCTGTTTCTTTAGCTTTTCAAACTGAGCTTTGCGGCCCTTAACGTCAACCTGTTCCTGCTGGGAAACAGCATTGCGGAAAGCATCGCCCATTAAGGTGTCTTCAAACTCTTGATCTTGCGCTTGGGTCAACTTCTCCTCAGCTTTGGCAAGGTCTTCTTTGGTGGATCGCGCTGGCTGGTCTGCAACAGGGGCTTCGTCTTTCTTGGCAACATCCATTAACTTCTGAAACTCACCGGAAAGATTTTCGTCTGAATTAAGCAGGTCGATTAGTTCTTGCTCGTTACCCTCAAATGACCCTGCCTGCATGGCATCGTGGAGCATGGCCGCTTGGTCTGCTGGCTTGATAGCTTCTTCCGGGGTTGCAACCTCTGCTGGTTCTGCCTCTTTTGCTCTTGCCTCACCAACAGTCTTGATCGGCCCCATGGCACCACCCATGAAAGCACCCGCTGCACCGGACTCAATAAGCCTTTCTTTGGCTTCTCCTGGGTGCAATTCAATATCGTTCAGCATGAGGTTGCCGAGACTAAGCATCTCCTGCCCAACCTCCTGTGCGCCCTCTTCAACCATCATCTTGCCAGTGTCGGTAACCACCTTTGTTAAAAGTGTTTTGTCGCCTTTCGCTATGGCTCTTGCCGCTGCTTTCCCTGCGGAATCTCCACCAAACTTATTGATCATGGAAATAAAGCGAGAGGAACCACCAACATTTTCAAGCAAGCCAGCAAAAATACCGGTTACTGCTGCGGCTCCGGCACTCGGCTCCTTACCACGTTCAACAGCTTCAAGATAATTATGCCCGGCTTCCATCTGGGCCATGGCCCCGGTTCCGGCAACTCTGCCCATTATAGCGGCTACTTTTGGTGCTGCGCCAAGTGCTTGCGCTCCCTTACCAACAACGCCACCAGGGATAAGAAAAGCTGCCAGGTTTGGTGCTTGGCTTGATATTAACGCTATGCCGTACTTGCCAACATCTGATAGTGACTTGATTTCCGTGAATGACGGCGCTGTGCTTGGGTGCTCTCCGGCTTGCCGTTCCTGTTCTGCGGCCTTCTCAAGCCACCATTTCTTTGATTCGTCTGCGCCAACTATGTCAGCGGCTACAGCTGCCCCAGCCATAAGCCCTGCTTGCAGGTTGTCAACGCCACGCTGAACTCCTTGGCTTACTTCTTCGGTAAAAGACCATGGCTTTTCTACCGGTTCCGGCCTCCCACCCATAACAGGAGTAGTCGGTGGCCCGTCCATCCTCGTAAACGGCTGTGTTGGGTCAAACTTGTAACCTTCTGGTGGCTGTTCCATCCTGGTGAAAGGCTGAGTAGGGTCAAACTTAGCTGGCATTATTGTTCTCCGGTTGTTTGATTCGGTGGTATTGCTTGATTAACGGCCCATCATTTGCTGTCGTCCTTGCTGTGTGGACTCCGATGCCATTTTGAAATAGTCCTTTATTAAGCCAGCTACGGCCATAGCGTATTCACCCGCCATCTTGGGAGGACTTTTTACCTTTGACAACTGTTGAGCTGCATATTTTATTGCGTCAATGCTCGTCTGCCCTCCACTAGATATCAAGTTGGCTATATCTGTATCTTGGGCAAGCGGATTCTTTGGATCGTTGAGCGCAGCAATAATACCTTGTTCCTCTGGTTGTGCCTGCTCAGGTTGGCCACCTCCACCCATAGCGCCACCAGGGGGCAACTCTGCGGCCCCTGCTTCCCGCACGCCAAGACCACCCATTCCACCGCCTTGCTGCGCCTCTGGGGCAGCAGGTTGAATTGCCTCCGCTGCGCCGCCATCAAGAACAGCTCTGGTTGTTGCTGGGGTCTTGGCCGATCTTGCTTGCTCTTTCTCTGCCGCTTCAAGGTCACCGGTTGGCACTTGCACAGGAACACCATTCTGCATTACCCACTCTGTGCCTGGTTGCGTTGGCTGGCCAGGCTGCGCCACTCCTGCTGGCGCTTGCCGACCATCTATTGGCGAAATAACAGGATAATCTTTTGTGGTGTCCCAGAAAAAACCATCTTTTGTTTCTGTAACATTATCAAGCTTATAGCCAGAGTTTTGCAGCAAAGCCTTAATCGTTGCGGTGTCAGAAGGATTAAGCTTGCCGTCTTTTGCGTTGGCAAGTAGGTCATTGACCTTCACCACCCTCTGCCGAACCTCTGACTCTTTCATGGCTGGCGGCTTGCCACCCATAACATTGGCGTCCTCTGCTGTGACAGCTTGCGCTTCTGCTTTTCTGGCATCAAACTTAGCCTTTTGTTCAGCAATAGTAAGGGCATTTACATCACCCATGCCGGATCTCTTAATAATCTTCCCGCCACTATCGGTATAAATATGCTCTACGTTGTTTCCCACGCCTCGCTGCATGTAATGCCAATAGTCTTTCCCCTTAATATTGACTCGCTGCGGTTGCTCTTTCTGCGTTTTATTCCAGGCAATCCTGCCATCATGGGCTTTTTGGGCCTGACCAGAGTTAAGAAAGGCGTTTGATTCACCCAGAAAACGATTAAGGTTTTCCTTGTCAGCGGGAAAAAACTGCTGTTGACCGCTTGAATTGTCAACAACAGAGAACACAACACCATCTGGAGTAGAAGCGGCTAATGCCTCAACCTCCGGGTTGCCTTCAACCATGGCCTGATAATATCCATCACCTTTTTCTTGCGACTCCTGAGCGAACTTTTTCATATCAAAGGTCTTAACAGAAAAGGGGGCAGAAGAATAGTTGGACATTCTCCCAAGGTTGATAGCCGCACGCCTGGTGTCACCGGTATTTATCTGACTCTGTGCCAGTGTTCCATACCTGTTCGCGCCTTTCTTGGCTTCGTCAAAGCTGGCTTGCGCTGTCTGTAGGCTTTTAAGTTTGGCAGCATCACGCATAGATGCAGGGACATCCTCGGTGAACTCGTCACCATCTGAATATTGCTGATATGCTTTCTTGAATAGCTTTTCGTCTGCTATCTCTGTGCCTCTTTGTTGGTTTCGTTGACTCTGGGCGTGAATACCCATAGCCATTGACCCCATCCTCATCCAATCTTCTCCGGTAACCCGGCCCCATCTATCTGGCATTGTGTAAATCCTTATTAATTAAATTATGATAGCAAGTAAGCACCGATTCCCAACACGCCGCCAACCGCTGCGCCGATGCCCGTACCAACGCCTGGGATAATTGACCCTATTGCGGCCCCGGTTGACGCTCCGCCCATACCAGCCTGAATAGCCCCGCCAGCACTTGGCCCCGGATCTTCGGGGCCTTTCCGCTGCATCCCACCAAATGTTCCGGCAGCTCCGCCCATGGCCTGCTGCGCCCGACCAACATAGTCAGGTGTTTGATATAATCCAGTTGGCATTATTATGTCCTCCAAAGACTTGATGCGGCAGTTGTTGCGGCACCGGTTCGTCTAAACTTTTCTTCTCCGGCAGCGCGCCTGCCCATGGTTCTGGCCCCGCCAACCTGCTTGGCTTTCTCAAAACGTAAGTTTTGCATGGCCTTGCTGTGTTCCGGCGACCCCGGCGTAAATTGTCTATTAATCTGAGCTTCAGCCCCGGCGTAACCCTGGGCAACATCTGCTTGGGCTGTGCCCATCCATTCCCGCTGGTTTATATCCCCGGCCTGTTCCATCATGGAGCGAGCGCCGCCCATGGCGGTTAAGGCTGTTTCTGTTTGGTACGGCACCAATTCAGTTGCTGCACTTGTCCTCTCAGATTCAAGCCCAATTTGTTCTTTTCTCAGCCCTGTTTCCATCGGCAACAACTCGCGAGCATAACCCATCTGCTCACCCTCAAAACCGATCCGCTCTTTTTCGGCCTCAGTTTGATATGGGATCAGCTCAAGGTTCGACGCTATTTGCGCTTGCTCCAAAGGCTTGGCATCTGACTTCCAGAAATCAAATAACTCTGTTCCCATTGATTGCTGCGCTTCTGCAATCGTAGCCATGCGTGCGTTGTACGCTCGATCATACGAATCACCACCACCACCACCACCACTACCCATGTCGAACCTCCTGTTGCCATTCAGCAAACGATTCTTGATCGTCTGTGTGATATAATTTATTTACTTCTAAAGCTATTTCGATGCACCTAATCTCATCCACCCCGCAAAGCATTGCCACAAATGGTATTATCTGTTCCAATACCTCCCGGTAAACAAACCCGTACATCTGGGTCAGCGGCCTGCTGCTTTTTGCCAAGGTGTTTGTTGCTGCCCACATTGTCAATGATGATATCATTATCCCAGACAAGGCGATTGCATTCTGCTTGTAGAATTGATTGAAGCCCATCAATGATATAAGTTTTGATATCGCCGGGACAATCATTTCTGGTGGTTCATCCTGATCAACAACATCATCTATTATCTGCGATATTTTAAATATTTCATATAGAAAAACAGCGGCATCACGATTGCCGTTTGTCCATCCTAGAAACTTTTCATATTCCTTGTTGTTTGTCATCGTTTTAAGATATCTCCAAGTAGCATGTTTTTATCTCTGATTCTCGGTCAACGAGATACCCCCGGTAATCACGATAAGTTACAATTATCTTGTAAGTCACTTCATCGTCACCTGTAGCGGAGGTGTTAGGGATATATGTCAATGTACCAATAATGTTGTCAGTAAACAACCCTGTTCCAAGAGCGCCACCGTCAACCACCTCAAAGCTTCGGCTCTCGTATTCCTCGTCTTCAAACCATGTGCATTTTATTTTAAAAGCTTCTGGCTTGTCAACGTCAACATGTTCTCTTGCCGCTCCAGTGCCCACGTCAAAAGTTGCTGGGTGTGGGCGGTCATACTCATACCACACCACCTCTTCCATAGTGGCGTACATCCCTGGGATATGCACCGTTTTATACCGGTTGTCTTCGTAGTATGCCTTATCCACCGCAGATAGGTTTGGATCATTTATCCACCCGTCGATCTCTGCCAGCCGTCGGGCAACTTCTGCGTCAAGGTCGGCACTATTGGTAAAATAGCTCTTTTGAACACTAAACTGTGCCATTTATTACCCGCCCAGCCTAATGTCTATCCCGGTTACCGGAAAAGTAATCAGATCCTCTGGGGTTTCAGTAACCCCAAAATCTATAAACCCAACAACGGTATCGTCAGCAGATGTATCATCAAAGATGATTACCCCTACTGTGCTGTCATAATCTGCCCCAGATGGAGTCCATGCCAAATCGCTAACCGATACATCACAAGTATTGTCGGTGTCGTTTTCGATAACTCCGTCTACGGTCAATTCGTCCCTTGCGTAACCCCCAGCCGATGTGATTTCATTTGCTACCACGTCAGCCAAAGTTGCGTGTGTGTCTCTATCGAATGAAAAAGACGTGTCCATAAGTAGACAATTGAAAGTGTCATTCGCCCAATCTATATTACCTGTCATCACCTGATACAGATAGTGATTTGTTAGTTGTGTTGCCATATCGCCCTCGCTATTAAATTTCTATGCGCGTCAACAGGCGTATTGGATAGAGAAGCTACAGCATACAACGTTTTCTCACCTTTTTTTGCCACATTGAACGTCTTGTGTTTTATCCCTGGCCCGGAAAATGTTATTTTATAGAAACCAGGAATATCCGTAAACGATATATATTGATCGTCGCCTGCAACTGATCCGGAGATATCATAATTGCGGTTATCTATCCATTTTCCGCTGACGTATATATCTTCTTGGCCATTACCGGTAATAAAACCGGTTGCGCCACCAACCTGCTGTGTTAGCGTGTTGTGTGCATCCTTCCATGCTGTGTAATTGTTGTTGCCTGCGTTGATGTTTTCAGCCGGGAACCTTTCTATTGACTCATGGTATTGTTGGTAGTAAAGAGTTAACGCTTCATCCCCTGCGGCCCTTAAATCAGCATCAAAGAAGGTGTCGCCGGTCTCGATCATAGATTTAGCGGAGGTGTAGTCGGCTACTGGGGGCACAGCCCACCCTTGTAAAAGGTTGTACTTTTCTATTCTCCAGTTGATAACATCAGTGTCGAGCGATGGCTCATCGTCAAGATATTGCTGTATCACTGCATTTAGAGCCGTATCGCCAGCTCCAGACTTGATTGACTCGTATATGTCTTGGGTTGAGGTGGTCATATTTGTTTTACCCTGTCTCTGTCGCTGTCCATTTCACTGTACCTACAGCCGGTATATCCTCTGAAGGGGCAGAAACATCAATATAGTCAAGATAAAAGGTGCCGTATATTGTTCCCTTCACTGAGTCGGCTCTATATTTATATACAAGCAACCCTATCTCGACTTTATGTACCGTTCTTGTCGCGGCAAACGTTAAGTTAAAATGCTTTGTCTCTGTGGGTGCTTGATGGACTGGATTGCACCAGACGGCATCCAAGAACACCCACTCGCCATCGTCAACCTTATAAAAAATCTGCGATTGACCATCAGAGTCATAAGTAAAATCTGTGTTTCTACAAGTTACATCCCCCACGAATCTCAAAGTTGAACCAACTATGGTTTGTGGAATGATTATTTTTTCAACAAAAGCGTAACCGTTCCCGGAGCCTACCCACTGATCGGTATTAGTCTCGGTTAGCTGTGTCGAATTATATGTATACCTCTGGATAAACGATTCAAGTTCTAGCTTGGCGTAAATCTTAAAATGATATTGCATGGACTGCAACGGGTCTTCGTACACGCCGCCATGGTTACAGTTTGTAAATTGCTTCTCATCTGGGTAACTAGGAGAATATGTTTGCATTGTGGCCGGTGACACCAACACATACGGAGCTTTCCTCCAATATCCAGGCAAATCTATAACATCGTCATGCTCTCCTACGCCCTGTTCAAAACGCCTCACAGAACGGTACTCTCGCATGTCCGGAGAACCAACAGTCCCTATATTATAATAAAACTTTAACTCTGAATTTGTTAACTCTGTGTAATCCCCAGTGGTGGGGTTTGCCACCCTGATACCGCCATACCCCGTGAAGTTCCAGGTAGTAGGCATATTATTAATAAAGATATGGCCGTAACCGCCACTGAGCGGATCGGCGTCAAACAAAAACCCAACACCAGTACCAGAGGGCTCGTAGTTGCCGGACTGCAAAGACCATGTAACTAGATCATGGGCCACCATTTTTTCAGCGGTAATCTCACCAGCATGAAGTGAATTAGCGTAGATGCTGCCGTCAACAATCAAGTCTCCCCTGATCCCGATAGTTGGCACGCTGTTTAATGTGCCTATCTCGAAGACTGCTTGCCCGTCTGTGTCCACAACTGCGGTTATATCTTTCCACCACTGCGAGGCGGTTACGTCACTCCACCATGCCGGGCTGATTGCTGGAGTATTGCCGGTGTTGCCTGCCTGCAATGACTCGTAAAGTGTGTCTCCATCTACCCAAACTCTTGTGCCAACTCCGTATGTTGCTCCTTCGTCATATATCCCATAAGGATCGTTTGGCGTATTCCCCGTGTTGGCGTCGTGCAATGACTTAAAGTAGTCGCCAGAATACTCAACAAGAGAATCTTTCCCATAAGTTGTGCCTGCTGAATAATCGGCAATGGTGTTTGATGGCTGCACAACCTGGAAAGAATCAGCAATAACTTTGTATTGTAAAGTGTAATTTGCTGACTCACTGGCCAGGGCATCAAGAAGCTCCGGAATAGTTGGATATGACGGGGCAACAAGACCACCCTGCGCTCCGTCTGGCTCCCATGTGGAATAGACCCCGCCATAAGTGACTGAGCGTATCCAATAATAATATGTTTTGCCGGGCCCAAGAGGATGATGAAGAAACTTAGCTATCGGGTTGTCTTCATCAAAATCAACTGTGGCCAGTTCATAGGCGCTGCTGCGGTCTGAACTATTTATGGCCACCCACACAGAAATATGTGATATGTCGGAAACATCGCCAACCGGGTCAGTCCAAGTAATGAGATTGCTTAGGCTGCCACCTCCGTTATCAATCGTGATATTGGTGGGTGGTGGTGGCACATCTTCCGGGGCAACGCTACCGCCTGGATCATATTCTGGCGTACCAGGATTAAGATATGCCGGATCAAAGCCTGCATAGCGCAACCCTTGCTCTGTAACGGCTTTATCGTTAGCGTTGAATCTCCCTTCCCTTATCTCTATCCGCTCTTTTACTCTGGATAAAAAAGAACGTAATGCCGGATCTACCTTTAGCGTAGAGATATCCGGGATATCTGGAATAGGCGTTGCTCTGCTAACCATTTTGCACCAGCTCATAGATTGTTTTTGCTGCTGAAAATGGTGGCCTTATCTCTGTGTCAGAAATAAGCTCAAACTGGAATTGTCTGTTTAAATACCCGGCGGTTAATGGGGTCACTGTGTTGTCAGAAATATCTATGGTTTGGCGAAGTGTCCCGTCGGTGTAAATATTGACTGTCACTGTGGTGTCACAATGAAGCTGTATAGCCCCAATGTAAGTATAACCATCTGAGTAGAAAGTTTTTGTTTTGTATGTGAATGTGCCGTTGTCGCTTGAATTACTATCAAACTCGAAAAGCCATCTTCCTTCTGTTTCCTCCGGTGCGGCTGGTAGGATTTCGTCACCAGCCGGAAGTATTGCGGTGCCATGGGGCAAGGTAAAAGCATCGGCATCGCCTGTGCTGATATTGTCGTAAAGCAAAAACAGTGTCTCGCCGTCTGCCCATCCGCAAACAACATCCAATGTGCCATATCCCATACCGCTGGTGACGTCTACTGTGGTTACACCGGTGGCCTCGGCCAAGGGGAAAACTAAAGCGTCTGGAGTATCATCAAAAAAAGCATGGTAGGCATCATCATAATAAAAACCGATGATGTTGGTTATATCAAATTTGTTCCATTGCTCGCGGGTGTAAACGCCCTTGGTCAACAAGTAACCAGAGTCAGCCGATAAATGGAAAAGCCCTTCGTTCGTCGGATAAACAACGCCGGTCTGGGTTGAGACAATCCCGCGTTCCGCTACGCATGGCCGGTCATAAGGAAGCTCACTTTGTTGAATCATTGTTGGGTCGGAGCCGGTAAGCAAAACAGGGTGACCTGCGGTCAGAGCAAAGATTGCACCGCCAGCGTTGGCGATACCAATGATGTCGTTTGACAACCGATGCGAATAAGGCCATGCATGTGGAAACCCTGGCTCTGACAGATAAACTTCATCCTCAGTAAACCCTATTAGAATATTATTGGCATATTCGATAATACCGATAAGGCTATCAGGTGGCGTGTCCCATCCTTCCGATGGAAGAACGATATCAAGTAGTGCGTCATCGGCTAAATAGTCGTCATGTGACGTTGTGCTGATCGGCAGGTCGTCAACAAGCTGCTGGTATGCTGACTCTGCGGTGCCTGTTACAAGCCGGTAAATTCTCACGTTGGTGATATTGTGACCTACTGGAGGCGTGGCAAAGTTGGTAAGCTGTATTCCCTGGCCCGTCAACACATCGAGTGGCCCGGAAGGTTCAGACGGCGCGCTTTCTTCATTCCAATCAGTTACCCATGTGTAGACATAAATACCTGTTCTGATTATGTCCGGGTCGTCTGGAGCGGCCACAACGTTGGTATTTATAGCACTTGACCACATATCAGCCATTAACTGATATCCCGTATCGGTTGGATGCCAGATGTCAGCCATCAAGGATGTGGCCCATCCAGCCACATCGGTAAAAGCTGTGTGCATGTCAACTTCGTACAGATTAGTTTTCGTGTGGGCAGCCAGCATAACAGATAAGTCAGTGTTAAAACGTACAAAGTTTGCGTTCCAATCGTTATCAGTTGATGGTATGATTAGCGCAACGTAAACTTGGACATCTGGATTTTTCCCATGCAGAAAGTCAACAAGACTCTTCACATTGGCTACAGCGGTATCTATCTCTGCGTCTGTTACTACCTTGTCACCACCATCACCGCCACCAGCATCATAGATGTCATTAGTCCCTGCGTGGATAATGGCTATCGAGTTGTCGCCATTAACTCCGCTCATGTAAGTGTCGTAGTTCGCGGTGACTCTAACTAGCATCTCTGTTGACGCGTCACCATCCACGCCACTATGGTTGACGTCGTATGTTGGGTCTGACACTGGATCAGAAAATTCACCAACAAAATCATAATTGCCTGTTAGCTCATCCTGCAAGTGGTCTCTAAACCCGAAGTTGTCACCTCCGGCAGTTCCCTTGGTTATTGAGTCACCTATGGGGTACAAAAAAAGGCTCTCTGTTATAGGCGGCGGATATACAGTGCCAATAATAGAGGCAGTAAGCGCATTGGTCGGAGCCAGAACACCAAGCGGGAAATCGTCACCACTGGCATTGCCTTGGCGTGGGCCCGTACCATCGGCATAGATATAACGATCATCGTCACGGATAAATGAAGGAATTGGAACAATATTTACCTCGTCAAACTCTTTCCAGAGAGAGGAGTTAACCGGGTAAATTGAATTTGTGGTGTCGCTGAACTGGTCGCCAATAAGAACGCTCTTAACCGGATTAATTGAACCGGTATCAAGACGACAATTCTCTGCGCCTGCTGCGGTGCCAGCTTTTAACAATCTTGGCTCAATGGCCGGGGTCATGCCTTTAAATGAGTCAATTCTTATCATTGGTTAAAACCAGTCTTTTGTTCTTGGGGCACGTTTCCCACGCCTTGTTATTGCATTGATTCTGGCGTTGTCGATGTCTTCGCTGAAAATTTGATAATAGGCGGCGCTCAATGCCGGGTTACTCCACGGCTGGTGAACCATAAGCAGTAGCTTGCTTTGTGCGCCAAATATCAACCCTTCCTGCCATCTCGTATTGATGTTGTCCGGGATGACTACGGCTGTTTGATCGTTGCCCTTCTGCGGAACCAAGGAGCATGTCAGCGTGTATGTCTTATCACCGCTTGGCTCGGTATCGAGAGAAAACTGTTGCTTGTTTTTGTCCCATGACCAATCGGTGTATTCATCGCCGTTTTCGTTGAGAACAGAGATGACATTTAGCAAGTCGTAATCAGTTGGTGACGTCACTGTATAATCAGTATCACCGGTGGTTATGGGCTGGCTGATATCCTGCTGGTTTGCTTCGGTCTGCGAACAGAAGTACCTAAACACCTCAAAGATACGATTCTCTGCGGTGGTCTGGGGGCAACCTGGAGCGACTTCAATTACCTGGTCGTAAAGATCGGCAAGCGTGACCATGGTTACTCACCGGCCTGAATTGGAGCAATGATAAAACCATCATCAGTTTCAACAGCTTCGTGGGTTTCGCGACTCATGCCTTCTTTCTTGGCTATGGCCATGTTGGCGGTTCCAGATGTTTTGTAGTTTTTTGTGCTGGTGGAGAGTGGGGCTGTGTCTTTCACCTCAACAACAAGCGCGTCGCCGGGAGTCCTACCCATAGTATCGGTGTTTTCTTCTGGAAGCGATTGTGGGGCAGGATTCTCTATATTAAAGCCAACAATCCCAACCGGCGCAAACCCTTTCGGATTCTCACGAATCAACCGGCAAGCGGATTCATCGTCAACGGTAGCCATGTTGTTTTCATCAAACGAGCATTTGAGATATTGGAGATCAAGAGTGAAATTCTCTTTACGGCCTAAATATTTAATCGTGGTCTTCATGTTAATCCTTGAATAAGATTAAGGAAAAATAAACGGTTGTCCTGAGGATAACCGTTTATTTTTTATTTTACAATAAAACTATGGACTACATCACGTATGTGACGGTCATGGTATAAATGTTACCAGCTGTCGGGGCTGCCACGTTAAAAGTGATATCAATGGTGTCAGCTGCGGTGTATTCATACCCAACACCATCATTAGCGGCATCGCCTGCGCCAGTTAAGCTCGCAATAAAAGCAGCCGAACCGTCAACAGCATCAAGGTACTTATCAACCGTGGTAGCATCACCAACATCAAGGGTCAGGCTGGCGGTAGTATCAGATGAAGCAATAGTTACTTCAAGAATCTTTGCTCCTTTGGCAACCGGAACCATTTCACATAGGTCACCAATGCCTGGACTGCCTCCTGCGGGAACTGTGTAAGTAGCCACCTGAGACAGGGTAATACCCGCCGGGCTTAACATGTCTGGCCGAACACCGGCCAGGACTAAATCAGATTTTGTATCTGCCATCGTAAAACCTCATAAATATATAAATTAGTGAAAGGGGCCGTTAAGCCCCTCTTTGTTTAAGCGTTTGGATCAGCAGCAGCGGAATCAACAGAGATAACGCCGTAATCAGCACCGTCATAGCGAGACTTCTTAACGCCGTAAATAGCGCCAGCAGTAATTGCCAGAGCGTTGCCACGGTCATCAGACTCCTCATGCCAAGACATCTGGTTTTTGCTAGAGACAGAGCTTGCTCCACCCCATGCAGCCATACCAGCCTGTGCTCCAAGACAGAGAGACCGGGAAGCAGAAACATCGCTACCAGCACCATAGTCGTCAAACTGGATAACATTACGATGTTCGTGCATTATCATCCCGCCATATTCGCCAAGCGAGTCCTGGTACATCATGGCCTTGTTGCCACGATCTGTTGCCTTATGGATCTCCAGCCAATCTGTTTCGCTGGTAGAAGTACGCATATTGTAAACATCAAATGGATGCATCAAAAGTACAAACTTGCGTGAACCATTAATCATAAACGGCAACATGACCGGGTCACGGGTTTTCAGCTTGGCATTAAGCTTCTCAACCACGGCCAGGCTCATTACGTCTGTCGCGTCCAAGTCGGCCTTTGAAACTGCACCACCGGAATAAATCAAACTGGTGGCATCAGGGGCCTGCAATGTGTTATTCGCTCGACCTGTCCAATCCAAACCAACATGGAAAGAGCTGTCGATACCACGAGCGCCTGCAAGATACATCATGCACTGCTCATCGTAATCTTCTGCCCACCAAGTGGAAAGAGCGTCCCGACCTTCTTTACGAAGCGCAAATGGAACACGCTGTTCAGACATTTTACCTTTGGACTTGGTTCCCTTACGCCTCTGGTCAATGAACAGAGAATCGTTGAAGAAATCAAGTGCTTCCTCGGCATCGGTTCCCTCGATAGGGTTGTCGCCTTCGATACCATCGCCAGACAACTTCATACGAAGCGGAACGATGATCTTTTCACCAGCGGCCTTTGAAAGCTGCTGCTTAATACGAATCATGGAGTTACCATCTGTGCCCATGAACTTACGGAAATACTGCTTTTTCTGTGCTTCTACTTCAAGCGCAGACTCCCATCGTTGTACCGCTAACGGGTCACCTAGGGGGAAATCTGTAGCTGCCATTGTAATACCTCTTTATTAATCGGGACTAACCACCTAAATAAGCTTCCATCTCTTTTTCCGACAACTGAGACAATTCCCCTGGGGTCAGAATCTTTTTGGCATCAAAACCGGAGCCACTTGCGCCGGGCGAGTCCATAAAAGATGTTGTGCTTGTTGGTGTGTCAGTCCTCATTTTTAACATTAATTCGGAAGTGACCCTTTCAGTCACTTCCTTTTCGATTGCTACTGGGTCAACAGCGGCCATCTTCGCTCTCATATTGTTTAATGAGATTACGAGATGTGCGGCCATGTCGCCCATTGGTTGCGGCTTGTCGGAGCCTGGCATCATCATCATGGTTTCAGGCATAGTCAGTACAAGCATTTCAGCACTGAACCCGTTTTCGTCAGCAAATTTGACCAAATCACTATTTACAGTTTTTGCAGGATCATGAAAACCGGGGATCGCATCACCCATTAAAGAACGGGCATTATCACCAATGGTTTGGATGTAACGCTTTTCGTTGGCCGTGGCGTTGTCGGCTGCCATTTTATCGGCTGCGGTCTTGGCTACGTCCTGGTCATGTGCGCTCTGCTTCTGTAAATAAATTGCTGCCTCTGCTGGGTCATCCTCGGCAAGAGATTTAAACTCGTCACCAGATAGCCGTTTGAAGTCTTCACCGGTTTTCTCTGTTGCTGCCTCTTGGGTAGCCAGTGGAGTTAACGGGTTATCAACCCTTGCTTTCAGGTCATCAAGCTCACGTTGCAGGTTTTGACGCTTACCACGCTCGGATTGAAGGGCACGAATATCTACAAAGCCAGGAACATGTTTCTGTTCCGTTTTTTCTGTGTCGTTTGAATCTGGGGAATCTGATTTTTCATCAGCTTTTCCATCTTCGCCGGTATCGTCCTTAGCTTCCTGCTTGGTGCCGTCTTCCTTTGCATCTGTGATACTTGACTCTTCCTGCTTTGCCTCAGTTTCCTTTTGGTCAAACTTAGTGTCTGTGGTCTGATCATCTGCCGCCTGAGAGGATGACGTTTCGCTACTCTCTAATGATTCTGCCGCACTATCGCCGCCGCCCATGAGTTCTGCATCACTCGGCATTTCTTGCCCAAATAAGCTTGTCTCTGGTGCTGCGGTTTCTGTTGACTCTGTGCTTGCTGCTTCCTGTTCTGCCATGATATGTGTCCTTTGCTGTTTACGCCTAAGCTGGCGAATTTTGCTTAACGTCATTGCTGACGAAGTTTTTACGTCATTGCTGACGGAATAAAAAAAGGCCGGAAGATTCGCGTAAACAGCTATTAGCTGCGTACTACTGAATCAACCGGCCTATTAAAGTGCTCGTGTTGCTTTTATTTAATTGTGGTGATACTTGGTGCTAAACCTTTATCTTAACCTCACCAAACTTGATAAATTTTAAATGCGGCCCCATAACCTCTGAGACCTCATAGTAAACTTTATGCTTATTCAATATTTGCTTTATTTCTTCGGCTATTGCAAGGGCTTTTTGTTCTGCTTCTGACCGTCTGACAATAAGCTTGTCAAAAAACCTCTTATCGTCATACTCTTTTTTAAGCTCCGGTGATAATGTTGCTGAACCGTAGGTTGTATTCATTTCTTCCTTTTCAATTTCCTTCAAAACAGCCACAGTGTTCTTTTTATTAGCATATTCTTTTGTTGTTGAAGATACTGGGAAATCCATCTCGTTCCTTTCTGTAAATTGTAAAAACAGAGGTTTTGGCTCCGACATTACCATTGCAAAAATCATATCTCCCGTATTCATTCATCACTCTCAATCTGCTTCTTGTTCCTAAATGAGAAATGGCCTTTTACAACTATTTGCAGCTCTGCCATGGACTGGCAAACGATAGTGTCTTCAAAAAGAACTGCTTGGTGTGGGCGCTGACTACTCGGTGATACGACAAAACCATTACCTACTTGTTCTATTTGTATTGATTTATTATTTTCCATCACATCCCTACCCCCGGAGCGTTGGGAAAAATCCCGTCAAAATTATCAGCATACTTTTTGTCTGCTGCCGGTTGTCTTTCAGAGTTCCAGCGGAAGTCACGCCCACAAGGCAGTTCGCGTTGTGAACGGAAGTGACGTTCTGACTTCTTCTTGAAGGCTATATGTTCTTTTTCTGTCACTGGTTAATCTCCAAAGTTGGCCATCATTGGGGATGGCTGCTTATATTGTAACTCTTGAGCTTTCAGTTTAGTTGTTGCTCCAAGCTCAAAAGCGTCAAGCTGCACTTTTTCTTTTGCTGCATCGGCTTTCTTCTTGCCCGACTCTGCGTCTTCAAGAGTCTTTTCTATATCTGCTTCTATTGAGGCATTGGTCAAAGCCTTATTCTCAAGATCAAGCTGAATACCAATATCATCAATCTTCTTGAGCCTTGCATCCTCGTCCTGCTGCGCCTGCATAGACTCAAGAACCTGCTGCTTGACCTGCTCAGGTGTCATATCTTCCTCACCTGGAGTACCACCAAGCATAGGCTTGATTTTAGCCATCAACATTTCCTTGTTTGGTAAATCGCTCAACTCCATAGCAACCGACATGAGGTGCGGTATCATTTCAGGTGGAGAACGCTTAACCCACTCAACAATCATGTTCAGGTTTCTTTCCCGAACTGTATCAGACTCAGGAGCCTCTGAAACGATAATGTCATACCGGCCTTGAGTAATATTGTTTTCATAAATAACCTCGCCGGAAGGTGTTTGTATCGGCTTATTCAGTTCAACGAACCTTTCAGCACCGGTAATCGAGTCGGTGACACGTAAAACCTTTGGCCCTGTCCAATGTTGCTGGATGCCCGACTGTATCAGCTCACCCATTCTCTTGATGGAACGGGAGCGATTAGCCAGAACAGAAGCGGTGGTCTTTGCACCCTGCTGCTGCTTTTTTTGTAGCCCAACACCAGATGTGACGTTTGACTGATAGCCCATCATTTCGTTGTTGGCCCCGGAAACCTCTTGGATCTCCATTTCAGACTGCTGGAGCATCTGCATCTGTGGAGCTGCCAGGCCGGAAAGCTCATCAATCTTAAAGTTTCCCATCTGCCCGTTTTTAAGGACAACATGACCGTCAAGCCTATTTGATTCTTCAAACGTAGCTTGCGGGTCTTTGCTTGCGCCTTCTTCCTGGACAATCCTGCGTGAGTTCATCAAGGCCAAGGCCATTGACCGACGCTTGTTTACTTCCAAGTCCTGCCCACGTATCTGCCGGGGAACACCAAAAGGGAGGCCATAACGATCAAGATAACCGATAAACGGTACAAAAGGAAATTCATCATGGTTATGGGGTGACGGTTCGTGCATGAGAATCACTTTGCCGAAGAATCCAACAATGTGCATCTTCATAACCTTGGCCGACACAATTTCCTGGGCCTGCTGGATGATACCCATTTGGGTTTGATTATCCATGGTCTCAGGCATTTCAATTACTCGACCATCGGCAAACGTTGCAAAAAGAGACGTGGTGTAGCGATAATACCACATTTCTACCGGCCTGATACGCTTACGCCTAAAGTCAACCCAATCACCAGAGGTTAGCTCACCTTTTTTGTTTTCAATCTGGGTAGCCGGGTCGTACTGATCATTCCACGCCGCCCTGCTGTAATCAGAACTTTCTGTCAGCTCATTGAACTGGCCCTGTATCTCTTTGGCTTGGCCGGGGTACATGGCGATCAAGTCGTCCATGTCCATCCATTTATCTTGATAAACGTACCGGCAAGTATTGGTATTAAACCAGGGCGATCCGTAAGGATCCCATGAAACATTACCCCATGGCCGGTGGGCAATTCTAACTTTTTCTTTCCGGGGGTCTTCGTTGACCCCAATCTGCAAACAGCCAAACCCACCAACAACAGACTCTTTGAATGCTTCTCCAACAACAGAAACGCCATGGTTCTGGTCAACGACAAACTTGATAGACTCACTCATGGTTTGCGACTGCTGCCCGTCTTTGTGGGTGCGGCCTTTGGCTACAATGTCGGTGTTGTTTACTTGCTGGGAGCCGATGATAAGATTGCAGACAGGGAAAGTACGATTGATGGTGATAGGGTCAACGCCCTTATCTTCCAGCTTCTTCTTCTCTTTGTCTGTCCACTGGTCGCCATCGTACATCTCATTGTCACGCCATGAGTCAGCCCGCCATTCTTCGGAGGCTGTGCGGGAATCGTTCACCCACTGGATAAACTTTTCAATGTTATATGTCTTTTTGCCGTCTGTTGGGTGTTGTGTGTTCATTATGCGGCTCGTTGTGGTCTGAATTGTGATTGAGACTTGGATGGTGGGTTAAAACCAACACCCATCATTGCTGAGTCTGCAATATTTGGGGACATTATACCAAGTTTTTTCATTTCTGGCTTGGCCATAATCTGAAACAGACCATTACCGTTCTTTTTCTCAGGCACCCGGCATATCTCAGAGCGCATCTGAACAAGACACTTGATATCAGACGAAATAGAAATCATCTTATCAGGGTCAGTGAATACCTTTTTGTTTACTGCCTGGTAGGTATGATAAAATCTATCTCGAAGACGGGCATAATACTGAGCTCGTTTATTTTTAAACATCTGCTTATTAGTGCGGATGTTCTCTGCTTTTTCCGCAGAAACACATATTTCGTCCGGGTCTTCTACTCGCTCAGACCCTTTAAACATGTACCAATCAATTTCCGTATCTTCAAGCGCAGTGTCAACTTGCCTCTTTAGCGCCACACCAAGACCGTCACAATCCCAGGTGAAGCAATCAGCGCCATGATTCTTGGCATAATCAAGCGCCCAATCTGTCCCGGCGGCCACATCTCCGGTTTCCATTTCCTGGGCATCAAGGATAATAGAACCATGCCGAAAACAGATCGCTTTTGAATCTGACCCCTCATCGCTCGGATCATAAGACAGGACTTTTTGGCCGCGAGGCTTGAAGCCAAGTTTAATGTGGGCGTCAACGGCGGCATCAAACCATTCTGTCTTTATGATGGAACCAGGCACAGAATCATTGAAGGCCCCTTCCCATATATGCAGGTATTCAGCCCTGGGTTTGTTCTCGTAATCCCATTGCCTTTGCTGTTCAAGCTCCGGCGGGAACCACGGGTTTTCTGTGTAGTTGCAGAAAATAACGAGGTGCATATCATCTTCATAATATCCATCGCGCTGGAGCTGTTTTAAGTATGGGGTGATAAATCGCTTGGAGAAAGGATCGCTGGAGGCTTGGGGGTTGGCTGTGAAGAATAGCTTAGAGCCTGCCGCACGAATAGTTGGCAGGAGATCGTCAATAGTTTTTTGGCTAATCGTGTCGGCTTCTTCTATCCATGAATATTTGAAACCCTGGGCAGACTTGACCGCTTCCGGGTTACGAGCAAAACCACGGAAACGAAAACCTCCACCGGTGGTGCAATTGATCTTCTTGTCAGTGATATCAAAGCCCTGTATGCCCATTGTATCGACAAGACCTTTCAGGAGCTTATGCACAGAGTCCTCTATAGAGTTTTGGTACTCACGCCCTGCAAGGATATCTGCTTGCTCTGTTTGGGCCTTCATCAACAGATATCGGGCTATACTCTCTGACTTGCCCGACCCACGACCACCGACAATAACGATAAGGCGTGCCTTTGTCGCTATTATTGGCAATAGCTTTTCTGGGATCTGGATCTCTGGCATATTTATTTTTTATCAACCATGTTTAAATCAGGCTTGATGATGGTGACAGTCCACTTTGTTTCGATAGGATTTTCGGAATCCCCGGACAAAACAACGTCCTTTGGTATCATGGGCTTCACGAAGTTTGCATAAAACCAAGGAGGATCAGCTTTGCCGGTTTCAATTAGCCCTTTGCCGTCATCTTCCAGCGCCTGCCACGCTTCCATGATGCGTGTCTTTATCACGGATGTATTTTTATTAACACTGCCCTTTGGTCTTCCAGGGCCAGGTTTAGGGTGCGGATTAGCCATTTGTCCTGTTTGTTACATTTTTGTTAGAAAATCAAATAAAAAAAACACCAATTCGTAAGATATACGAACTAGCGTTACACAAAGCTATATACTTTGTCAAGTGTTTATTTGTACATCAACCCTTCTCCTCAATCAACTTGAGTAACTTTCCATACTCCCCATCAAGCCCCGGCTGCCTCATCTTGAGGTCACCGTATATGGCAAACAAGGTCTTCCTGTCGCTATGGTCTTCAACTTGATAAAACCCCTCACTTGCTGCGAATTTCTCAAGAGCCTCAACGAAATTATTATTTACATCAATTTTTCTCTTGAGATATTTAGCTTCACCTTCTAAATCTCTCTGGCAAGTCTTTGGCATGTCATGCCCCATTTTGTTACCACCGTACATAATAGATCTCCTTTTAGTTTTGTTTTATTTTCCTTCTCAAGCACTAGGCACAAAACAAGAAGTGTCGTGCTGCCTGCCTGTCCTTCTGTCCGTCATGTGGTGGAAGTAAATAAATCCACCCTCTATTCTCATCACCATGACCTTCAAACCCCGAACATCCTTGATTGTTGTTTGCTCGTATAATTTTAATTCTGTTAGTTTTTTCATTTTGCTCCACTCATCCCTATCAAAACAGCGTCAGCCCGGCCATGATCTTTTTTACGCTTAAAAAGTTCACTCTTATCGGGGAACATATTAAGCACTAGCCCCCGGCTCGCATCCTTCGGTTTCCCTATTAACCCGTGCTGCTTCTTCCACTTCTGAGGAGTAACAAAAGTTATCGGCCAACCTTGCGAAGCCATAACGCCAATTAGCAAACCAAATGCTTTCCCAAACGTAAACACACTCGCCACTCCCTGCTTTGGCATGGCATGTACTCGCTCGATCACCACACGAACATCTGTTTCACCATCTGCCCACTGGGCAACAGCAATCTTATATATTTCGTGAACGGTATCGCAAAGAAGCTGCGGCGATGTTTCCTGACCTTTCCCTGACAACTTAGGAACAAGAGGCATATCCCAAACGTCAATTATTTTGTCGTCCTCAAGCAAAGCAATTGCGCCTGTATCGCCTGGGTCGCACCCGATTGTGTATTTTATTTTACTCACTATCTCAGCTCTCCCGATATAAAAGCCCCACAATACCCATCTTTCTTAAAAGTCTCCTTACTTGCCGTGTTCGGATCTGAACGCCGCAACCAACGAAGACAAGTCGTGTGCTGACTACATGTAAAGTTTTTGCAACGTGTTGTTGATGGTGCCAATTTCATCATGGGGTTTCCACCTTTTTCTTTAAGAGAATACCGAATGACGCATTTTCATACTTCTTGCTATCTTGGCCGATATAGACCGTCAACGTGCTTAATCTTCCTGCAAGAAAAGACACCAGCATGTAAAACAACAATTCATAATCCATAAAGCTCAACCTCCAGAAACATCGGGCAAAGATCGCCCAACGAAATATCATAAGGGAACAGCGAAGGACTCACCCACCGATCCCCCACATCATCAAAACGAGCTAAGTACCTGGCGCAATCATCACGCTGTTCGCACTCATCTACAGCCATACACCTTGTGGCGTCTAGCCGTAGGTTTATTTTTTTCTTCCCAAACACCCGGTCGTAAGACTCACGGAAAGCGTTGTTTGACGTGTGGGTGCTCGTGTCGCCCTTGTCTCGGCCTTTCATTTGCTACTCTCCAGCTTTATAACATCCAAACAAACCTTCTGAGCGTTTATGGCCTGCTCTCTTTTGTCAAAAGACAGAGCAAGTGTTTCGCCATCTACCCAATTGACCGTCCAACAACCCTTTAACATTCCGCTGTCTACCACCGTTTTGGCAAGCTGTTGCTCTTGAAAAAGATCAAACAACTCGCCGACAGTTATGTGCTCGGCCATCCCGTTTTTCTCACTGGCCATTAACACAGATTCTTTATTTAAGTTTATCATCGCTCACCTCACAGTCTATTAAAAGCCATAACTTCGATAATTCCTTCCGGCTTGTCTTTCAGCTTGTCCGTTAAGTAATCAAAAGTCTCAGCACAGACTGATAAGGGTTGCGGGAACAGGCTTTTTCTTGATGCTATAGATTCATGGAAAGAATAAGATCCGCTGCCGTCGCTATGCATTTTCTTTAACTTCATGAAGTAATATCTGGTAATCACTCACTCCACCTCAAAAAAGTTTTCTTCACCGCAGTCCAAACACTTAAAGCTCCACGAATCACGGTTTTTGGCAGTTCTAGATTTTGACGGAACTATTGGCGCGCCGTTGCCTGGGAGAATCCAGCCACACTTGCATTGATACTTGTTTTTCATTTGCTTTGATACTCCTGAACAGCCAACAACAGAATGAGATACCCAGCCAAATCTTTTACTGTGTCGTCCCCTGGGTATTCATTGCCTTTAGCTAATCGTGATATTTTGTCATCAATACGCACTTTGATTTGTTCAAGTGGATCAGCCTTAGAGAATATACGCACAGGTTCTGCGGCGGAGTTGCCGTATGCTTTGTTCTTTTCAAGCAGTAGTCGTTTAATGCTATTGCATGTTATCCTTATTTGTTCTTGCATGGGGGGTGTATGATCATCTGCCAACTGTTCAGCCCGTGACGGCTCTCCCTGTGGCTCTGGGGCTGTGTTGTCGCGCCATTCTTCGTCGAAGTTGCAGATGACAACCCCCTTTTCTTGATCACGGGCCGCACAGTGAATACATTTTTGACAATTACCAGAACCAACCGCTGTACGTTCAACGTATTTGCACTGGAGGTTGTGACTAAAAATGCCGGTATTTAACCCATACTTAATTATTTTCATACAGATTTAACTCCTCACCAAAGTTACTCACCCATTTTGAAAGGAATCAGCTCGCCGGGCAACGGGTGAGGTATGCCCGGCTAACGGATTCAATCCGTTGCTGATTGTTTATATTAGCATGTTGGTGGTAGCTGCGTCAAATGAAATTTTAGTTTTTAATCAGCTTCATTAAACATCGCCTCCAGTTCTTTTTTCCTAATCTGAATAGGGCACTGTTTGATCTTGTGTTCTTTCTTGATCGGCATAAACTCAAAATAGCTTTCACCATCACCCCCCTGCTCATGATGCCGGGGTTGGTTGGGTTGATTGCTGGGGGCGTGGTGGTGCCGGGGTGGTTTTGGCCTGGAGACGTGGGGGTTCCTGCATGGTTGATGCTGGTTTCTTGATAATCGCTTTCTTGGTTGGCGGTTTCGGTGTTGGTGATTTCTTGCCGGTCTTTAATGCTGTGAAATTTATCATGTTGTTTGTCCTGTTATTATGTGATTTCTATAAAAATACTGGCTAACAATACCGGCAAAAACAATGCTGGTGACTCACTGACTCACTAATTCCCTCTAAAGGTGCTCTAAGAAAAATATACACTATTTCTCTCTTTTATATACCACTCTGTATCACTTCTCTTACTTATCCTACTTATTATTATTTTCTCAAACTTTATAGGATTTAGTGAGTCAGTGAGTCAGTAGACACCTAAACCCTCTCATACTGGGTGTTTGTAGCCGTCACACTAAGTGTCACACTGAAAGCATAGTGTGACACTTTTTTAGGTACAAATACCTACCTAACAATTCGTCTCCGTGTCACACTATAGTTCACTGTGACGGGGTCGAGTCGGGGTGTGTGACACCCTAAAAAGGCGACTCTTCCAAAGACTTATCCAGCTCCTCTTTTATCTTGTCTCGGTCTTCGGTATTAACCCAAAATTCCAAGTTTTTTACAGCCCAAACGCGAACCCTGCCCGTACCATATCGCATCTGTTTACCCTCCAAGCATTTCCCGCATCTACTTTTAACGAGAGCCACTATCTGACTCTTTTTCTCATTAATATAATTAACAGCTTCATTGTTATCGTCTTTCACCTCTTCCCTATACATCTGCACCATGGCCTCTTTAATGGCCGTGAAGGTGACGACGTCAGCGTCAACAATACTAAGGTAAAACTCAAACCATGTATCAATATTGCCGTCACCACCACCGATAAGCCGCAACTTGGCTTTACTCATCAACGCCCGGCCTTTAGGATTAAATGATTTTTCGTTTTTCTTCTTTACGTCAACAAGCCATGAATAAACTTGGGTCAATGCCTCTGTATCTTCTATGGCTAAATACAAATCCGTATAATACTGCTCTTTTTTGGGTTCGTGGAAGTGTTCAAATATCTCCATTCTCCTGTCGGCTTTGGTCAAAACAAGAGCGTTCATGTGGTTGGTCATCATGAGGAAATTGGTAAATACCGGGTAAGTCCCATTGCCACCATACTTGAGATTTAGCGGCAATGTGTCCTCTGTTAACTTGCTCCGGATCTTATCGTCAACGGCAAAAGCGTCTGCCCCCGCAACTTTAACCTCTGGCAACGAACAGAAAATTGTGTTGTGAAGGTAGTTATGGTACTGCCCCTCGCTAGATTGACCGGCAAGGGTAGGCATTTCTACAGCGGTACAATTCCACTGGCCAAGCAACTTATGGATCAACTCAACGACAAAGCCTCTGCCCGTGCCATGATGACGAGCAATAAGCAGTGGAGTAAACTTAACTCTGGTGCATGGCTCTAGCAGTGTCCAAGCCAACCAACACATAAACCTGCTTTTTTCTTCTGGGAACAGATAATCAAAGTGGTCAACAATGAGTCCTATCTTGTCGCGTTTATCTGTATAAACAAACTCGGGCATATAAAAAGGGTTAAACCAGTTTACCCCTTCATCGCTAAAAATCTTTTCTCTGCCTGGATAATACCTTTCGCCAACCACCGCCTTTCTTCTTGGATCGTCAAAAAAAGCGTCTACTGCTTTCACCGGTTTGTCATTGCCATTTAGAAATATTTTCCCAAGTGTTCTAAAAGCCGTGGTAAATTCCTCTTTACGCATGAGCGCATGTTGTTGTGGTTTATCCAAGTCAGCAACAATATTACCATTTCGCATGTAAACAAATCTTCTAAGCATCATTGCCAAGGTCTTATTCGATTCCGCTATTTCAGTTTTATTTTCTTCCTTGTCTTTCTCCTTCTTCTTATCCTTCTTAAGGAGAATCCCACCATCAGCAGAAACAAACCTATATTTAGCCCCACCATGACAAAAACTATTTATTACTGGGTTGCCGTCGTTCCAAAAGAATCTTGCTGTTGTTGTGCTTCCTCCATTGTAATCAGGTTCTAACGGGTCGGCCAAAGACTTGCCATGGTAGCTTTCCCCTTTGGTTAATACTTCGCCGACAGATCGAAACTCGCCATCATCAAAATAAAGGATGTCATCATCTTCAAGCAAATGATTCTTGCGCGAGGCCACAACCCTAACAGCATGTTCTTTTGTTATGTTACGACGCTTAATCAGCTTGTCAACATGGTCAATGTCGTATTGTTTCCCTATCAGCTCCGAAGCCGGTCTTGTTTTGTCTTTTTCGTCGTCCTTTTGTTGTTTTAACTGCTCTTGTTCTTCGGCGGTTAAGTTTAGCAGAAGAGAAGTGTCGAGCATCATTCCGTGTAAATATTCTGACTCTGGTCTGTTCTGTATTAATCCATCTTTCAATACGGGGTCAGCTTCATAAATAATACGTTCCGGGCCTTTTACTGCATCGTCAATAATACATCTCACCAGCATAGATCCAGAAGAGGACACCATGATGCGCCCGAGCCCGTTTAACCATAGTCGATCAAACAACACGCCCATAAAGCGTGGTATATCTGTTCCGTCTTCTACTATTAAATAGATGTGAGCAGAGGTGGAGTCCTTTAATAAAATGCCTTCTTTGTTGTGTATTCCAGATGATGACGAATTGACTATTAGGCGTCCAGACTCAGCAAACCCCGGCACCACCATGGATATCTTGTTGATAATATCGTCAAGTGGTTGGTTAATACCATCAACATCAATAAGAAAGAATGTCGGTTGCGGCTTGAATTTAAAATAATCGGCAGAACGGGGGATAGGGTCATCAGGACATCCTCTTTTAAGATGGTCTTTATTCCACGTAATAGACCCGCCTTCCCTGTGGTCTGGTGTACCTAGACAAATACATTGTTTATTTGTTAAGTTTCTAAGCCCTTTCTGCAACCTAGCCAATCCAACATTATGAACACTATAGGAACCTTTAGAAATCTTCCCAGGTCTTTTTTTTGTCAATTTGCCATCTTCATCAAGGCCAAAAGTCTTTGCAAGACAACCTTTGGTGGTTGTGAAGCTGGTAAATTTCGCTTTTGGTGGCTCACTCATACCGGAATCCCTTTCGCCCCATGTTCAAACCTGGCTTGTCTGGCTGTATCTAGGGCTATTCCTATTTCGTTTCCGCTTGTTCCTTTAACACTGAGGCATAATGGACAACGGAGATCAGGTGTTATTTCAAAGTGACAAAATGGAGTAAATATCTGTTTACATGAATCGCAATAATGCACTGACGTTGCCCTTCCTCCTGCCACCCCATAATCGTGCCGCCATGTGTAATCTAAGTCTCCGCCACCGTTATCCCTTAAAAAAATGGTAGCCATATCAGGAGAACACCCGCTTGGGATATTTCTAAAAACTAAAACATTTTTTAATGATTCATTAGCCAAATCTTGCAACAGTTCTTTATCCACAGGTTTGTTGCCGCCCTTAACCTCAATAAACCACCTGTTTTGGGGCAAATAAAAATCAGGTAAATACCACTTACCATTAACGACATATCCTTCTTTCTCGTATTCGTAATTTATCCCCAGTTGATTAAAAAACACCGCCCACCTTGCCTCTAGCCTTGACCTGAATAAGTTACCATCGTACTTTGTATTTATTGCTTTTATCATTACGAACCTCTCAGCATTCATCAGGCATCATGTCTTCCAGGCCGACTTCACCTAAAGTTTCTTTTTGGATAACCATAGCGTCATGCAACTTTATACAATTCGTCTTCTTGCAAATACGCAAAACCTTATTACTGGTCATGCCCAAATGCCTCCCTAAGTTTTCATACGAGAGTTCTTTTTTAACTCTCCATTCTTCCAGTTCCATAATATAACCTCCTAGTTAAATTTATAAGGAGAACGATATACTAATAAAGTATAAAAGTAAAGCGTTATCAACAAATAAAAAACTACTCCCCACCACCCAACGCTTCCGATAAATATGTGTTACGCTTTGTCTCGGTATTATTCTGCACAGCCCTCTTAACAGCCTTCATATTGCCAACCACATGCAACTCTTTTCTGAACCTTGACAATGCTGTGTACAATAACTGCCGTGACCACATATAAAAATGACTTGAATGGCAAATCAAAACACCTTTTTTGTATTGGCTGCCCTGGCTCTTGTGAACGGTCAACACGTACCCCAGCTGGATCTGGTTAATGGAATCGCTATCTGCGTAATGGTATAGTTCACCATCGTAATCAACAATCACTGTTTTATTTCCTGGGTCAATTTTGACAACAACACCAGTAAACCCATTAAATACATCCATTTTATAATTGTTCTTGGTGTGGAGAACCTTGTCGCCTTCTCGCAACTTCCAGCCATATATTGATATCTCTGCTTTTCCCATGCTGGGTGGATTTAATTTATCTTGCAAGAAAAAATTCATAGCTTCCACGCCACATATCCCAGTGTGTTGAGGGGAAAGCACCACGTAGTCATCACCATTGTTGAACCACTCCCGGCACAACTCAACAACAACCATTGGTATTTCTTCCTTGTCTTCGTGTTCGTGAAAAAACAGGTCATCTTTATTTTGGCTGTTCAGCGTTCTTTGCCCTGGCTGGCCCCAAACAGGTTTATCACCAGAAATGACAAGTTCACAAGCGTTGGCAATTAGGCTGCCATGCTCTTGCCGGTAATTTGTTATTAACTCGCTTACGACCTGCTTGTGGTGATTAACTATAGAAAGGAACGGATTTCCGGCACCAACCGGCGGCAACTGCGATTTATCGCCAACCAAAACAAATCTGCAGTTCCTTGACACAGAGGTAAAAAGCCTGTTCAGCAGCAAGCTGTCAATCATGCTCGACTCATCCACAATAATAAGGTCAGCGTCCAGCCTATCTTTTGCGTTATATTCCCATTCGCGGCCCCGGCAACCCAGGCCCCGGTGGATGGTTGTTGGTTGGTGGTCAAGCTCCACACCGGCGTCACTTAAAGCATCCATTAAAACCTTGGCGGCTTTTCCCGTGGGAGCCATGATAAATGTTTTAAAACTTTTTACTTCTTTTGCCCAAAATCCAGCAAGAATAAATTGTGTCACTGTGGTTTTGCCACGACCAGGGCCACCGCACAGAACAGAAACTCTTTGATTTCCGGCTACGATATCAGATACCGCTTTATGTTGTATGTCGTCTAGTTCTATTGTTGTTGTCACGCTGTCACCTCCATTTCAATACTTCTCTCAGCCGCCAACAACTCAGCCGAATAAATTTTTCCGCCGTCAATTTCAATCTTCCCCTCATTATTGAGGTTATAAATACACCGGCGCACATCGTCATAAACCGGCATGCCGATCAACGAAACCTCAGCCTTGGCCGCACTATCTTTAAGGATATCCAGCACAATGGCGATTAACTGCTTGCCCCACTGATACACATGGCCGTTGTTTATCTGAGAATCATTGAGGCAATGAACCACACAAGCCATTGTCCTGGCATCGTTTTTGACACCTATCCCGGCTTTTAGAGCAATGGCATCTGTTATCTTGAAACCAAAACCATCTATTGTCTGGCTCAGGACGTATGGTGTCTCTTGCACAGTCTTTATAGCATCGTGGCCATACTCTTTTATGATCTTGTTGGCCTGGTTGCTGGTTAATCCTATGCCAAGCAAGTAAATGGTAGCCTCGGCAAATTCAACCATGACTGCGGCAATGTCCATGGCCTCGGCTGTTTTTGCTGGCGGAACACCTAGTTTTGTTGGGTCTTTCTTGGCAAAATTCCAAGCGTTTTCCGGGCCATGCTCTTTCACGGCTTGCGCTGCTTTCTTGGGGCCAAGTCCTGGGAGTTTTTGCAGCAGTTTAATTACTCCGGCCTCGGTGTTTACGTCCGGGGTTTCCGGGACGATTTTAAAACACTTTAGCTGGGTACCGTACTTTGTTGATTCGCAGAGTTTGCCGGTTACTGTTACCGTGTCGCCTGTGTCTGTTGATTGCGGCAAAACTCCGGTACAATTGTATTGCTTGTTGGTGTCATTGGTGAAGACTTTGAATGTCGCCCAGTTGTCCGAATTTCTAAACGGGAGCGATGTTATCTCCCCAGTTACCGTAATCTCGTTTTTGTTTTTCACTTTATTATCTCCCGTCCGCATTTTCATCAGTCTCGTAAAGACCAGACTCCCAATCCTTATACTCGACATACCCAACTGTCACCCATTGGCTTATTTCCGCTTCCCAGTATTGCAACTCTGGTTCAGTTTTATAGCCAGCGTCATTACATTCTACTGCCCATCTTAGTTTCATCACATCACCGTTATAAGAGGTAAGACTTCATTCTGTTTGGCCACGTAAACCGTCACCTGGCAAGGACTGCAACCAGCTGCCTTTAAACCCCTAATGGCTTCATATTTTGCTAACTCTGGACTATTATTAGACTCGCTCAGATGGAAACAAATAACGTGTTCAAGCTTGTCGCTCCCCACCACCTCCAATAAATCACCAGCCGACTCATTTGTCATGTGTGTTTCTGAAATCCTTATGCGTAAATCATCCGGGTATTTGGTGTTTGCCAGAAGCATAGACGTATCGTAGTTAAATTCTTGGATGATTATTGAGGCATCAAGGTAATGTCTTAAACTGTCACATGGAATGGTTACACTATCTGGTGAGTAAACCAGCACGTTACCGTCTGTGTCGGTTATGCGGAAACCGCAACATGGCTCGTCATGGGCAAGGAGGAAGGGTTCAATTTTGAATTTGTCTGTAGGCGAAGATGCGGCCCCACCCCCAAAATATACAGGAACTATTTGGTGTCTATTTTGAAATACATCAACCCCGCCAATATGATCTCCGTGAGAATGAGAAATAAATATTTTACTAATCCACGAAGGATCGCGGTTAATATCGTCCAATCTCTTTTTTAATGTTTTGTAATTCAGGCCGCAGTCTAATAAAAAACCTTGCCCGTCTACTTCCACATAAACAGCGTTTCCCTTGCTGCCGCTGGCTAAAACTGATACGCGGATCATGCCCTTGCCTCCATAATTGCCATTTTTAAGGTTGTCGCTAAGTCAGGACACATTTTTGAGGCAAATATGATATTTTTTTGGATCTGATCTCTCAACCTTAGTTGGCTTTCACTGGCGCAATTCCACCTATCTTTGCTTTTTGTGTGGATTCCGCAAGCTCCAGCTACTTCATTTGATATTTTGGGGTACATGTATGGCATGGACATCGCCACCGGAAATGCAGAGTCAAGAGACATGTTCATTTCTTTGAATGACGACCCACTACAATCTCGTTGTAACAGTAATTCATCCATCAGCCACTTAAACACCTTTACTTTAAATCTTGGGTTGAACCACATAGCTATATCTAAGAAAATTAAAGGGTGAACCCATGTCCCGCCGTTTCTCCCTTTCTTCCGAATTATCAGTAAGTCCTTGTCTATTCCAGTTTCAATACTTACCTGCTCAACGTGCTCAATTGCTGACTGTGTTTTGAAGTAATGTGTGGCTTGTTTGTTTTTTAAATCCATCAACCTCCGTTCTTGATTTCCTATTGCCTCCAAATCTAAGACGCAAAACATCCCGTTCTTATGATTTTGACGCACAGTGCCACCAAGGAAATCGCGTTGCATAATTTGCGTAGTTTTCATAAAGATCCTTTTTCGGTTAAAGTTTGATAAAAATAAACTATAATATATCATATAGTTTATTTCAAGTTATATTTTACTGTTTATGGAATGTTTAATTTCTCTGTCTAAAAAAAGCGGCTGTACAAAATAAATGTACAACCGCAAGCGATGAACAAAAAATACTAATAAAAATCACCTACAAAAAACTAAAACTTAGCATCTTGCCCGGCACTCTCACCTTCACCACCACCGTCCTGGCCATCAACCTCTTTCACATCGCGCACAGTGAATTTCTGGAGCTGAATGGCCACGGCAACAGTGAACTGCTTCATTTCGTCTTCAAGTTCTTCAATCCCTGAGAAAGTTGGCTGATATGATGTGCCAGAGTCGCGCTCGTCAAACCTCACACCAAGTGTAAAGTTGAACATGCAGGAGTGAGCCGGTGGAAGGCCCACCCGTTTACGTTGAGCTGATACGCTCATTTTCTTAAAGCTCATTGGCTTCAACAGGTCTTTCTTCACAGCAGACAATGCAAGAGAATGGCAAGTCAGGAAGTATGGAATATTGGAATCGAGATCCATAACCAGCAAATCTTTATTCTCTCCACAAGATGGTGGGGTTGTGTTTCCTTCGTCGTCGCGTGTCCAGTCGGCATAAGTACAAAAATGCTTACGTTTCTTCCCGGTACTTGGGTCAACTTCACAAGAGTTACACAATGGGGCAAGAAGCTCCCCATCTTTACCGGTTATGTCTCCGGATGGTGTTTTCCCATCAAAAGACCGGCAAGTAGGCTCATTGTCTTTACTAAACTTTTTGGGCCACTTAACACGGCTGTCGGTGGCTTTAATTAAGCATAGATTCATGGTTTCCCATGTCTCCTGTAATTCCTCAGACCATATTTTCCCTGCGTCTTCCCCGTCCTGTAGGATTTTTAAGCGAGGGATATAGTCTTGGCCTTCGTCTGTTTCGGCTTCTGCCGCCAGGAAGTCTTCTTCGTTCTCATAAAGAGCAACTTCGCCAGTGGCCGCTTCATCAACAACCGCTACCTCTGTTCCTTGCTCTGCTGCAACCTCCTGCTCTGCTGCTACTTCAACTGGACTTTTTTCTTCTTCGATTGCCTGCTCAACTTTTGACTTCTTCATGATTAATAATCCTCTAGTTTGCGTTCAATTTATTTGAATCGCTTTTTAGTTTAGCCCAAACGGGCGTTTTGCTGCTTAAATTTGAACAACTTATTCCTTAGTCAACCCACATCAAATGAGGCACCTTGCCTGCAATGATACCGTCAACAAGTTTGCCCTTGCCGTCAAACTTAACAACCGCAGAAAGGCACTCCTGAATATTCTGTTCTCTCATCTTGAAAGCCTTCGCAGCCGCTTTTTTATCAGCATCTTCCTGCTTCTTCTTAGCCTCCTTGGCCAACCGCTCACTCTGGCAACGCTCCGCCTCGGCCTTCTCAGCGGCAAGCTTATCATCAACAACCTTCTGAGCAGCCACCGCCGCATCCTTCTTCGCCTGCTCAACCTTAGCCAGCGCATCAGCAATCTCTTGCCTGTCCTTAGCGATCCGGTCTTTTTCTTCCTGCAATTTGATCTCTGCCGCCGCCAACTTGTCAGAAAGCTTTTTGTTTTCTGCTGCGATTTTGGCTTGTTCTGCTTTGCGATCTGCCTCGGCTATTGCTTCTTTGGCTTTTCTTTCTTCTTCGGCCTTGGCTTGAAGTTCGGCGGCTTGTTCGCTTGTTCGCTTCATCAAAAATAATTCTTGCAGCCTGTCAATCACATTAGCAATGGTGCCTATGGCCTTGGCCTCATGCTCCATTGCCCACTCGGTTGGCTTTTCTCCCATTAAACCCGCAATTACGCCAGAAATGGTCTGGCTATCAGAAGAGATGTTACTTTCCACCAACGCTTTAATGCTGGCAATATTGCTTGCTATCTCGTCCACTCTTGCTTCTTCTGCTGCTGCTGCTTTTCTTTTGGCAATTTCTTTGGCCGCGTCAAAAGCAATACGTGGGGCTTTCCATGCCTTTTCGCCTGGGGAGAGTGCCGCTAACCCCTCCCTTTTTGCCGCGTC